CAACGTATAGACGCTTCAGGCGAATCTTTCGTAGGACAATTCCGTTGGTACAAACCTCTAAGCTCAACAGTGAACGTTGCTTCATTGTCTTCAGCTACAGACGGTACATACACAGACATCAACAGATGTTGCTAACTTCGTGAAAACTGTTCGTACATTCGGTGCAGAGCAAGTTAACATGCAAGAAGTTGTATCTAAGCAAGACGGTTTAGCTAAAATCGCTCGTGACTTCGCTGAAGTACGTGCACAAGACGAGCATGACGCATTGTTGTCAGTTCTTAAAGGTGTAACACTTTCAGAAGTTGCTTTAGGCGACGCTGGTGGAACAGGTAACGGCGGAATCACAGATTTCGACACAGACGCAGATGCGGCTAACACTGGATTCTTCATGGACGTAAATGCGGCTGGCCTACACGGTGCGGCGGCAACTGGCGCTTCAGACGCTCGTAAATTGTTTGATTCATCAGCAATGGGTGCGGCTCGTGGTGAGCGTTTATTCCGTTCTGTTGGAGCGGCGTTCAAAGACTACGAACCAGATTTCATGTACATGGTTACTTCACCAGAAGTTATGGCTGAAATGCGTGCGGCTAACTTGGTAGACGAAGACCGTATCAAAGACGGTAACTTAGAATTCTCAACAGTATTCGGCGGAAAATTCCGTTTAGTTATGACTCGTGCGAACCAAATGATTTCAGGTGCGGCTTCAGGCGACTTGAATGCACAATCAACTAAGTGTTCATACATCATCAAGCCGGGTTCAGTTGCGGCAACAGCAATCAACATGCCAACTCCAGTAGAAGTAGACCGTGCGGCGGCTTCTTACTTAGGTGGTGGTTCAACTAACGTTTGGTATCGTTGGGGTTACATCAACCACCCAATGGGTTACGACTGGGCTGGTGCATCAAATGCATTCGCTTCAAACGCAGTTCTTGGTGCTGGTGGTTCTTACACACGTAAAATGGATAGCTTAAACTTAGGTATCTTACCAATATTCCACGCTTAATATTAAATCTAAAGGAGAGAACTAATGGCACTTGTACTTAATACGAATAGCTATGCTATAATAGCAGATGCTGATACATACTTTGATACTCGTATTGACTCAGCCAACTGGTTTGATGCAGAGGACGAAATCAAAGAACAAGCTCTTGTTACAGCAACTCAGATTGTTGATGACAACCCTTGGATTGGTTCTGCTGTTAGTTCCTCCCAAGCTCTAGCATGGCCTCGAAAGAACGCCAAGTATTATGATAACCGTATGGGTTTCTTTATCACTACAGGTGAGAACGAAATTCCTACACAGGTAATCACAGCAGTATATGAGCAAGCTCTGCACTTGATTAATAACGAAGACTTATTAACAGGTCAGACACAAACATTTGAGAACATTTCTGTTGGGTCGATATCTATATCTGATTCCAATGGAGATGTTACTCGTGTCCCTATGAACAACGCACTTGTGCTTAAGGCTATAAAACCTTTATTGGTTAAAGGGTCAACAGCAATGGGTGCTTCATGGTGGAGGGCTAACTAATGTCACTAAAAGCAAGAGTCGCTCAAGCAGTGGACAAAGCTTTTAATGCTATTGGTGATTTAAAACAAACAGGAACTTTGAAAGTTAAGAATGTAGGTTCTTATGACTTTGCCTCTCAGACGACTAAAGGCTCAGTAAGCACTCAGACTATCGAGTTGTTTATTGAAAGCAAGAAGTCTAAGTCTGGAGAAGGCTTTACAACTTCGGCGCTGATTAAGGGCGTAGTAGACCTTGAGGTTTACGACACTCTAACGGTTGGTGGTGTTGCTTATAACATCACAGACTATTCAGACAATGGCTTCGTAACAGAAGCTATCTTGAGTAAGGAGAAGTAAATGGCATTTGAAAACATACTTAACAACATTGAAGCTCAGTTTGCTACACCGGAATGGTCTGCTAATAAAATAGCGACTTATCCTGTGAATTATCAAGGCTCAAAGAGTAACACAAATGAATATTGCTTACTATCTGTTATGCCATCTGCTAGTGACTACTATGCTTATGATGCAAAGAAATCTACTAAAGGTTTAGTTGCTGTTAAGATATTCGTCAAAGCAGGGGAAGGTAGCAAGCGCACTATGATTATTAGTGATAAGCTTGATGCTTTACTACAGAACAAAACATATGGTACCACAGAGCTAGGAACATCATATTTAACAGCGGAG